GCCCCCAAAGACTAAAGTAAGTTTTGTTGTTGTTGCGTCTGCCTTAAATGTAGCAGAACTCGCATCATAATAAACAACAGATCCATCAATTTTGTTAGTTTCATCAACCTGTAATCCACCAGTTGAACCTGCTGGCCCAGTGGCTCCCTGGGGTCCAGCCGTTGTAATTTCAACAGTTGTAACACTGTCTACCTGACTAACAACAATTTGATTAGGACTGCTCATGCTGTGTAACCTTCACTTATAAATAGTGTACCCTCTAAATAATATTCTTTGTTGCCAGATCCATCTGTTAGTAATACATCATATTTTAAAATATCTGGAGTAAAATTTGTAGTGTCAGCATCAGACAAAGAAATATCAACAATTCCACTTGCTCTATTTGTATAGGTAACTGTAAAGGATCCATAGAGGTTCGATCTAGACTCGTCATATACTGATGATGCAACAGTATATCCAGTTAAATCAATAGCCGATCCAGTTGAATCTTTGAATGTAAGACGCAAAGGGAAATCTGCCCTACGTTGAACTGTAAAATTCTTTTTACCAGGTATAACAGCCATTAGCTTCCCTCAAGTGCAGCAACTTTAGTTTCTAATGTCTCTATCTTAGCAACTGCCTCTTGTAATGCTTTTGTTAAAACAGAAACTATTGCATCTACGTTTAATGATTGTATTGAATCTCCATCTTTTACTCCATCCGCACCACTTGGGATAACCTCTTGTACTTCATGTGCTAGGAACCCTTCTCTAGCAACACCATCAGCTTTATATACACTATAATCTGTATATTGATATGTAATAGGTCTTAGTTGTTTTATTTTGTCAATTCCAGATTCTGTTTGTGTCGTAATATTCTGTTTTATTCTGTAATCAGATGATGGGCCACTTACTTGTCCAACATCTTGTTCATCAATCCAACATTTTAAAGCTGAACCTGTCCAATAAAAATTATAAACATTACCTAATGTTGTTGCACCAGCATTAGATCCTGTTTTACTCATTATTCCTTTTGGTACTACAACACCAGAATCATCAGCAGATCCTAAACTTCCTGTATGTCCACTCCAAACAAATGCACCATTAGAATTAATTTTCCATCTAGCTGTACTGTTTGTCTGAAATTCTATATCAGCAGCTTCATCCGTATCAATTCTAAAACTTCCTGTACCTCTATGAAAAATGCCAGAAACAGCATTTGCACCACCAGAGTGTCTCATAATTCTTAAACCATAGTCTGTATATGTGGTATCAGCGACAAGATCAATATAAGCATTTTTAGAACTATCAGATGCCGTTGCTGTAATATTTAATATTGCATCTGCTGTAGATGTTTGAACCGTTGCATTACCTATTACATCTAATTCAGTACCAGGAGCAGTAGTGTTGATACCTACTTTGCCAGTACTAAGCACAGAAAATTTTTCAAGGCCAGCTAAAAAAAGTCCAAGTCTTGTATCTGCTGGTAATCCCATACCACTTTGAGTTACACTGCCCGAACTGTCTAAAAATCTATAACCAGGAATAGCGGTTGTACCAGGTTTTGCGATATGAGTTCCAGCAGATGTTCCAGTGGATATATCAACAACAGGCAAAAAAGCTGAACTATTATGTACCTGATATTGATTAGTGCTTGTATTTGCCCAACTCATATAACTAATCAAAGAAGTTCCAGTTGGTGTCGTACCAGTACTGTTATTACCTTTTACGGCTTGTAAATTTGCCTCTATATCTTCTCTTACAGTTTGACCGCTTGCATTTGCTATTACTGTATCCGTGTTAGCCATCTAATTCTACTTATAAGATATTTCTATTATATTACACCTTTTTACCAAAGCCACTAGCAGTATATGTAAATTGTTTTCCTGTTTGAGCTACACCACTTGAATTTTTAAAGACTACATTAAATCCTGTGCCAGATATATTAGTCACTTCAAAAAATTCACCAGTTCCTAAAGCTAACGGATTTATAGTTACAGAAGGATTGCCAGAGGTAAAACCTGTAGTGGCACTTGTGCCTATAAAAAATCCATTAGTAAAAGTGTAAGCAGTATTACTGGTAGAGGTTAATGTGGCACTTGTTTCAGTTCTTTTATTCATCAAAACTTTACAACCTAATGTATTAGTGCTTCCATCTCCCAAGAGAATCCTTGTATTTTCTGTTGTTGTCGTAGTTTTTAATTTTAAAGTAAATTTAAAATATCTAGCACTTGCAACAGTTTCAATAAAATTATTTGCAGTGGTAAAACTTGAATTATCATCGCTGGTTTGTATCTGCAATTCTGCGGTTGCATTTTCTAAAACATCGCCATCAAATTTCGTTAGAGCATCTACACCACCACTGATAACCGCACCATCGGAATTTAAAACTACTGCTGGTACATAACTATCAAAAAGAGTACTATCAGAAAATCCTTCAAACCTTACAATACTTTCAAAAATAACACCAGCAAATTTAGCTCCTAAATCTAATACATTGGTAAATTGATATGAACCTTCTGAGAGTCCAGTATCTCCATCTAAAGTATCAAAATCACTGATTGTATCTATATTTGCCGTAATTGAATCAATCAAGGTATTACTTGCACTTTGATTTATTTCCATTCCACTGCTGTTGACGGTTAATGCAGTTTTTACTCCACCAAATGTTGTGTTTTCTTTAATCGTTCCAATTAAATCACGATCTACTAAATCAGGTGATGAGACAATAACACTTACAGAGGAGGTTGACTGTATTAAAGTTTGATCTTGGTATTTTATTAAATACTCTCCAGTAACAGTCGGTAAAATAACACTGGTTTGTGACCCGTGAACTATCATTATGGTTCGAGAGTTACCCCAAACAGCAGCACCACTTGTGTCATCATTATGTTTAATAATTACATGACCATTACTTGTTACATCTATATCTTGAGATAAAGGCCAAGTTAATTTTAAATCTCCTGACTGTGTAAATTCAAAGTTAAGACTAGTTGGTGATACTGGTGGAGCTAATTTACCAAAATTATCTATTTGTTTTATGGTTGGACTTTTTGATATTTTACCTATTGCATTTATTGAATAAACTTCAATCTGATAAGTACCTACACTGGCATTTTCAATTTCAAAAGTTAAATCCTCAGTTATAAAGTCTCTTAAATACTCACCAAAAGAAGCAAGAGGGTTCATAAATAAAGATGGTTGTCCATAGATATTTGTTCCTTGGTTAGATATAGAGCCAGGTTTAAATTTATATTTAATAAGATATTTTCCTGTACCTAAAACATTGGCAAAACTAACTATTACCACAGATATAACCTGACCTTCTTTTTGTCGTAATGCAGTAAAACCAGTTATAGAACTTGGACCGCCTCTGTCAATTTCAAAAATACTTGTTGTTCTATTATCTGCTACTAAAGTTGGATTTTGTAATGACTCATCTGATACTAATGTTCTATTTTTACCATCAACAAAATCATACTTATTACAGTTATAAGGAATACCTGTCATCTTATATAGGATTCCATCTTGCTCTTCTACATCAACTATTCTGTATAACTCAGACTTAACAGTGTTTTCAATTAACCAGACAGTATTAGCTTGAAAAGTAGCATAAACAATATTGTTATTATTATCTCTTGTTTCACTAGGTGCTAAAGCAGAAGATAAAGTTACAACTTTACCACTAATAGAACTGATAGTTCCTGGTCTAGCTTTTCCAGCACTGTCCAAAATTAAAATGGTTCTATCACCAGTAGTGGGTAGATCTGTTGAAGCACTGTCATCCACTGTTAAAGCAGTTAAATGACCGCTTCCATCTAAAGTTACAGCATTTACTCTCCCTGCTCTTCTTATCCCTGCTCTCACTGGATCGTTTATACCAACAACCGCACCAGGTCTAATGACAACTCCACTTTCTATAGATACATCAAAAGTAACAACATCTGTCTCATTATTCTCAGACCAAATTATAGCTCTGCCATATCTGGCTGCTTGAGCAAATGAAGTACATCCAAAGGCTTTTACTTTTTTAATATTATGAGTTTTTTCAAAAACTTGCTGATTAGTTATAACGACAGTGTCTAGCTGCCTTGATTCCATATTGAAATATTCAACAACAACCTTTCCATGTCTTGTTTTTAAACTGACCCCAGAATAAGAGAAGCCATTTAAAGTATTAGCAAGTGAAAAAACATAAACAGGAGTTTGATAAGTACATGGATCTTCGTCGTCTGGATTTATGGGTCTGTCTTGAACGAGAGTAAGCTGTCCTCCTGACCAGATGGGGTAACATCTCATCATTCCAGAAATCTCTTTTATTATGTTGAAAGCCTCTGTTGTTTTATTTATGACACTGTTAAAAGCAAATCTAGGCTCTTGACCTCCTCTAGGAGTCGGTACTAACTGAGCACAATATTTACTAGCTTGAAAAAAAGAAAATAAATTTACTTCTTCTTTTTTTATATACTTACCAAATCCATATCTAGTGTTTAAAAGTAAATCAAGCAAGATAAACGATGGATCTGTTGTCCAAAACAATGTTCCTGTAAGCTCATTATTAAATATATAGTCTGATGGGTATTCAATTCTTCCATTACCTGTTATATCAATAGTAGGTGTTTGGCCTCCATTTGCAGCAGGGATTTTTACTTTTATTCCTCGATAACGAAATGTTCTTTTTGGAATACTTGCAAACTGGTACGCATCAAATTGAAGAAAAGAATACGCTGTAAAAGGATATGAAAATTGTCCATCGAGTATTTTTTGAGTAACATTATTACCATCATCTATCTCAATATTTGTATCTAAAGTTTGACCTTGATAGTCTGTAGTTGGCCTTTGTATTTCAGTGATTGCTGAGAAAAATATATCATCTTGTATTTGGTCATTATCTTCATTTAAGGCAGAAACACGTTTTACAGTTACATTTAGTGGATAACGTCTAAAACTATCTCTATTAAAACTTTCTGTTGCAAATACATATTCTCTTCTATATTGATCCCCAGTTCTTCCAGAAAATGAATCCTGTTTCATTAAAGTTCTTGTTGTATCTGCAACATCACCCACATATTGAAAAAAGATTTCAAATTCTACAGTTCTTCCTAAAAGATCACCCTTGTCATTTGTTTCCTGTAACTGATTAACAGAAAGTGTTACCTTTACTCTTTCAGGAGCTAAAGATTGGGTTGATGCTAAAGATGGTCTACCTACTGTAACCTGTCTTGTTATTTCAGTTTGTACTTTTTGATTAACTTCTGTTATTTTTTCACTCTGCAACGTGCCATCAGTGCTTAATACTGATTGATTTTTCGATCCATGTCTTACTTCAAATGAACCGTCAGTTGGATTATCAAACCCATTGAAATTTGATTTTTGATAACTGCCATCATCAGCTTTTTTACCTGTGTTTACATTTCTTATCGGAGTATCGTCTAAATATATATCTTCATGTGCGTATGCAATGTATTGATCTTGATTACTTGAACTTAATTCATATACTTCATTAACTGTAGAAAGTTCTGATGAAAGGTTCTTGGATGGTGTTGCAAAACCTTCTGTAACTCCTTCTGAAAGTATTTCTATAACCTTACCTGTTTCAGTATTATTTAAAGTATCAGGATCTCTTGTAGGCTTTCTTGATCCTCCCCCAAAGAGTCCTCCAAAACTACCTGTAATTTGTTTTTTATTATCTGACATTATGTTGTACCTGTTACTAACCCATAATAATACCCATCACTAGCACCAGTGCTAGGTCTGTTGTTAGCGTCAAAAGTTCCAACAGATTCTTTAAGATTTCCAGGAAAATATTTAGTGTTACCACTTTTAACAAAAGCACTGTAATTGAACTGGTTTTTATTTTGTTCTCTATAAGCAGTTAACAACTCATCTCCTGTATTTGTATAACCTGTTCCTTCGTATGTGTTATTTCCCACAACAGCTTCAATTTTAACTTGAGTAGATGATGCACTATAAATTCTTACATATCTTCTTAATGCAGTATCTGAATTATCTCTATCGTATTCTTCAGCAGCTTGACCTGTATCGGAATCTTGGGGAACTGAAGTAGTGTTACCTCTATGATCTACAACATTAGCAGAAGCTGGTGTACTGGGTGAGCCATCAGCAGTATCTATACCAGCACTAATAACAACCGATCCAGTGATACATTCTCCATATAAAATTGGAATGGGAACTGTAGCAAGTGTAGTGTTGATACTGTTAGAAAAATTAGCTGATAATGGATCTTCTGCCTCTGGTTCCACTGCTGGTGTAAATAAATCAGCAATACCTGATAAAACTAAATAAGCTCCTACATAAGCTAATCCTTTGGAAATCATACCAACTTGAGCAAATTTTGCTGCACTGAAACCTCCTTTAAAAGCAAAAGCCATACTATTCGCTCCACCAAAAGATATAAAAGATAAACCGATCAATGCTGCCCCTAATAATATTTTTCCAAAACCTCTTCCACTTCCAGCTATTACAGGTATTATTTTTATCTCAGCAATACCTACTGGGTCGTGTAGCTCAGTCTTATCTATATCTACATCATTAACACTGACTCTATAATATTGATTTGCCATCTCATGTTCTAGAGAAGGAAAATTAGCTATTAAAAATTTAACTGCTTCAGCAGTATTATTAACTTCTGCATTAAAAGATGAACGACCTGTAGCTTCTTTTAAATGACCATATAATTTAATCTCAGTTGACATACCGATACCTCTTATGAGTACATCTTATATAAAATTCACTATAAGGTTCAATACAACTTAGCCTTTCATTGCAATGATGAGCAATATTTCCATGACCAACATAGACAGCAACATGACTAGGCTTTGGGTGTAGTAGTTTCATAAGAAAAACATCTCCTTTTTCTATAGATTCATTATCTCTTAATTCTCTAAATCCAGTTCGCCAAGCATGACTTTCAAATAAAGGATCTTCTAAAAATTCTGCTGATGTAAGAGATCTTTCATAATCTTTTAAATTTATATTTTTAACTTCCTTATACCAATCTCTTAAAAAAGTATAGCAATCTGTTAATCCCCAAATCCAAGGTCTACCATATAATTTTGGTTTATATCCATTTGGCTTAAGTTCTGACCAAGTATTTTCCAAAGAACTATAAATGTGCCAAGGAAGTTTTGATGCTTCACAACTGATCTTATCTGCGTCAGAAGGTTCAGAAGAACCTTTGGGGTGACTGTGAAATATTCCTACGATTTGACCCTTTTCTTCACAGGCTGCATAACTATCAGGATCTAAAATAAAATTATCCTCATCTCTGGAACGGTTAGGACAATAAAAAAATACTTCTTTACCTTTTACATTAACAACTAAACCACAAATCTCTTTTGGACTTTCTAGTTTGCTATCTCTCATAGCTATTTGTTGCCACTGCTTCATCCCTTAAAAATTCCTGCTGATGGAAACTGATCTCTAGTTACGAGTCTACGAGGAGCTTTAACTCCCGCTAAATCAAAGTTAGCAGCTAATTCAAACTGCACCACCTCTCTATCTTCCTGACTCTTTCTATCAATAAAATATACTTCCTGCGGAAATTCGGGATAAGTAGAATCAAAAGCATTGTAACTAGGTACTGTACTGTAATTTGAAGTTGGTAAAAACTTTTCTAATGTTCGTTTCCTAATCACTTTCGCACCCGTAAGATCATTATTGATTAAACCTAATCCAATAGAACCTTCTTCAATACTCGTTGCTACAGAATTAACAGCAGCTAAAATAGTTGTAAACGTACCTAAAGCATTAGAAAAAGTAAGTGTTGGTCTAGGCAGTTGTCCTCTACCAAATTTAAAGCCTTCAGCCTTTACAGGTAAAGCAACATAGTCTACCTCTGTATTATTGGAATCTCCTTTTGTCCATTTTATAGAACCAAAATTATTATTACTCGTTCCATCATGGAAAAAATAACTTGTATCTATAGTTGCTGGTGTTACGTAATGAACATTTGGAATTAACTCAAGCTCAAATAATTCAATAATTGCAGAGGGATTAGATTCTTGTAAATCTTTACTTACCTTTATGTTTGTATTTGAATAGCCCTGCTCATAACTTGATGTCATGCTTCAAATACCTCTCTAAAACTTGCCTGTATTGTTGCTCTATTAACATATGGAATCTGTTTACTCCAGTTTTCACATACAAATTTAGATGAAGTAGATTCTCCAGGTGGTGTAAAGCTAAAACTTATATTGTCTAAAGCTCTAGCATCAAAGAAATCTTCAATTTTAGTTGCGTCTGCTGCTGATACATCAAACGTGAGATTATAAACTTTTGGATTTTGATGACTTGCTAACCCAAATAATATTCTTTGTTCAAACCCATCAGCAAAACGTACAACTCTTGTATTTGGAGAAGAGTTTTTTCTTAAGTTATATTTTGGAGTAGTGCCACCCGTTGTTGTTCCAACGTCAGCATCATTAAAAGTAAAAGTAGACATTATGCAAGTAATCCTCCTGGTCTTTTTTGTTGTATTATTTCAGATTGTACTGCTGCTGATATAGCAAGTCCAAGCTGTCTACCTTGTTCTTCGTCACCTTCAGCAGAAGAACCAGAAGCATCTACATTAACAACAATATTTGTAG